GCAAGCCAGGCAGGTGCACTGATGCCACAGGCAAAGGCGGGCATCCGCTGGTCGGTGCCACCCAGTGAGCTGGCGGTGGCTGTCGAGCGGTATGGCGACCGGGTGCTGACGGCGGTGGCCGGCATTGCGCAGTACGTCGCCACCCAGATGCAGAACCAGGCCCAAGCGGATGCGCCCTGGGCGGACCGCACCGGCAATGCACGTACGGGCATCTTCGGCACATCTGAAGCCGACTTTGGGGCGCACGTCGTGACTATCTTTCTGAGCCACAGCGCCACCATCGACTACGGGATCTGGCTGGAGCTGGCGAACTCGGGACGCTATGCCGTCATCATGCGCACCATGGAGAGCCACTATGAACCGCTGATGCAGATGCTGCGGGAGGCGCTCGCATGACCGCCTACGCCACCATCCTCGCTGCCCTCCAGGGTGATGCCACACTGGCCGGCATTCTGATCGGCGGGCTGTACGACGGCACGGAGATTAACGACATCTCCCGCCAGGCGACGCCGGCCGCCTACGACGAGTACAGCGAGCTGAAGCCCTGTGCCATCGTGAAGCCTGAGACGCAGGCGCCGGCCGGACCGCACCCTGACAGCTCGCGGCTGTTTTTGACGATCTGGTTTTACCAGCAGAGCGGAAGCGCCGCCATCGACGTCGCGCGCATACGCGCCTATCACCTGCTGCACAGGTCAACTGTGGCCGGCAGTGACGGCCTGTGGGACGTGCGGCACGTCAACGACCTGCTGGGTATTGAGATGCAGGCACTAGGCGTGCCAGCGATTATGTCGAGATACGTGGCGACGGAGAACAGAGGCTGAGATGGCAGGCTACGGGGACAGGCCATTTGGGCTGCGACAAATCGCACTCTACGACGCGGCAGGAGCAAACAAGGTCTTGCTGCCGGCGGCGCTGATGATGCACGTCACGCCGCTACTCGAGACGGCCCGCTTCGCAGCGGACGGTCACCTGGTGGGCGCAGCGGGGTTCGTGACCGGGGCGGAGTGGGAGATGGAGGCGGGTGGCATCTCCTTGGAGGCACTCGCCAAGCTGACCGGCGGCACAGCCAGCCAGGTGGGCAGTACGCCCAACCGCACGGTCACGCTAAGCCAGGACGCCGGGGCGCAGATGCCGTACCTGCGGATTGCCGGCCGGGCCGTGAGCGACACGGGCGATGTGATCTGCAGGTTCTACCGGGCCAAAGTCGAGGCCCTGGAGGGCACGTTCCGTGATGGCGAGTTCTGGGTAACGTACATGAAGGGCGTGGCCGTAACCAGCGGCACCGTCGTGTATGAGTTCGTGCAGGAAGAGACAGCAGCGGCGCTCTAGCCGCTTGTGTAATAGGAGAGACACAACATGCCATTGACAAGCAACATCAAGCCCTTCGGTCTGCGCCAGATCACCCTGGTGCCGCTGCCCAGCGGTTCGCCGGTTGTACTTCCGGCAGCGCAGACGCTGAGCTTCAAGGAATCGCTCATTTCAGGCGAGCTGCGTGGCGACGATGCCGTCCAGGCGATTGCCGCCATCACCGACAAGATCGAATGGAGCCTGGAGGCGGGCGGCATCAGCTTCGATGCCATCAAGGTGATGACCGGTCGCACCATCACGGCGGCCGGCACCACGCCGGCGCAGAAGAACACCATGCTCATCGCTGCCGGCGACACCTACCCGTACTTCAAGATCTACGGCAAGGTCGTCAACGATGACGGCTCCGACGTCCACTGCCTTATCTACAAAGCCAAGCTGACCGACGGCCTGGAAGGCGAGTGGAAGGACGGCGAGTTCTTCATCCAGAGTGCGTCCGGCATCGCCATCAGCAACGGCACGAAGATTGCCGAGTTGGTGCACAACGAGACGGCGACGACCGTCCCAGCCAGCTAGTCTAGCAGCTGAGAGAGGCGCAATCTATGAACTTAGCAGAATGGCGCGCACGACAGCAGCAAGGGGAGGCGTTCACCCTCCCCTCAGGCCTGGAAGTGCGGCTGAAGAAAGTGGCGCTGATGGACCTCGCTCAGGCCGGCCAGATCCCGACTACGCTGCGGGCGCCGGTGGCGGAGATGCTCAAGCGCAGGCCGGACCAGCCGGTCGACCTGGCAGACGTGGAAAAGTTCGGGCAGGTGCTCGACATCGTAGTCAAGACCTGCATCGTCGAACCGGCCGATCTGGACGTCGCCGAGCTGCCTAGCCACGACAAGCAGGTCGTCTTCAACTGGGCCAACCAGGCGGCCGGACGGCTGGAGCCTTTTCGTAGCCAACAGAACGGAAGTGTGGAATCTGCATTCACTGTCGGTGACCTACCACCGACGGCCTAGCGAGGTCATCGGCGTAGACGACCCCTGGGCGGCCTACCAGTTCGACATGGCCGTGGCGCAGTTCGGGGCCTGGGTGGAGGGTAAGCTCAGCGAGCGAGACAAGGCAGGCAAGCCAAAGCACTCACTGGCAAAGCTGTTGGGAGATGAGGCACCGCAGGTACAGGAATACGCACCGGTCAGCGCCGAAGGGCTGCGCAAAGTGCGGGTGAAAGAGGATGGAACGTGGGACGACGATTAGCGGGTGACACATGTCCGGCGTAAATCTGGGCTCCGCCTACGGCAAGATAGAAATCGGCACTGACGAAGCCGAACAATCCGTCAACTCCCTTGCCGATTCCATGCGCAAGGCCGGCACGGCCATGTCGTTGGGCGTCACCGCTCCCCTGGTGGGCATAGCGGCGACGGCCGTCAGCAGCGCCGCCGATTTCGAGCAGTCACTCAACATCATGGCGCAGGTGTCAGGAGCGACGGCCGACCAGATGGCGGGACTCCAGGCGCAGGCCTTGGAGATGGGCGCAGTGACGTCGTTCTCCGCCGGCGAGGCGGCGCAGGCACAGCTAGAGCTGGCGAAAGCAGGCCTGAACGTCAACGATATCATGGCCGCCACACCGGGCGTGCTCGACATGGCGGCGGCCGGCGGTATGGGCCTCGCAGAGAGCGCAGAGATTGCGGCGAATGCGATGAACGCCTTCAACCTACCAGCCAGCGAAATGCCCAAAGTGGCGAACATGCTGGCGGCGGCGGCGAATGCGTCGTCAGTGGACATCAGCGACCTCGCAGCGGCGATGAAGATGAGCGGCGCCGTGTTTGCCAGCAACAAACAGCCCATGGACGATATGGTGACGTCACTGGCTATGCTCGGCAATGCGGGCCTGAAAGGCTCCGACGCCGGTACGTCGCTCAAGACGATGCTGCTCAGTCTGGCGGCTCCGACCGCTAAGGCGAAGGGTGTGCTGGCTGACATGGGCGTCGCCGTCTACGACGCATCCGGCAACATGCGCGGCTTTGAGACTATCATCGCCGACCTCTCCGTCGCCACGGCCGGCATGACGGACGCGCAGCGCAATGCGGCGCTGTCTACCGTGTTCGGCTCCGACGCCATCCGGGCCGCCACCATCCTGACGCGCGACTACTCTACGTCCTGGGACGGCATCGCCGGTGCGCTCAACAACGGCAGCGCGGCGTCGGACGTGGCAAACGCTCGTATGAAAGGTGTAGGCGGCGCCATTGAGTACCTCAAAGGCAGCATTGATAGCTTCCTAATCGGCGCGGCGCTGCCCTACATGGCCGTTATCGGCGAGATTATTCGCAGCGGGGCGGACCTGCTCACCGCCTTTGGTGCGCTGCCGAAGCCGGTGATGGACGCCGCCGTGGCCTTCGGTGCGGTGCTGGCAGCGGCGGGGCCGGTGATGCTGGCGATCACTGGCATCACGGCTGCGCTGGGATTCCTACTGTCGCCCATCGGCCTGATTGTGGTGGGTGTGGGGGCGCTCGCTGCAGCGTGGGCCACGAACTTTGGCGGCATCCGTGACCTCACAGCGGAGATTGCCGCACAGGTAGGCCCGGCGCTGCAAAGCATCCTGCATCCCATCCAGTTAGTGGCGGCGGCGATGCTAGACGCCGGGGTCAATTCGGGCGAAGCCAGCGAGGCGATTACGGCGCTGCCCGCTGCCCTCCAGCCGGTGGCAACAGGATTTCAGTCGCTATACGCCAACGCCATGGCACTGGCGGGCACGCTGGCTGCATTCTTTGCGCCGTCCGTCCAGCGATTGCAGGAGGCGTTCGCCGGCATACCCACGGCGCTGGCGCCCATCATGCCCAAACTCGCCGAACTTGGGGCGGCGGCTGGCGGCCTGGTAACCGCATTGCAGCCGCTGCTGATGATGATTGGCGCCGGTCTGGCAACGGCGGCAGCGTTCGGCGTCAACACGCTGGCGGCGGTCTTCAACAACCTGCCCGGGCTGGTGGGACCCATCATCGACCAGGTGACGGCGACGCTGCAACTGATTTCGTCTGTGCTGACGGCCGTCATTGCGGCGGTACGGGCGGCCATCGATGGCGACTGGGCAGGCGTGTGGGCGGCGGCGCAGAGTGGCGTGGAGGCATTCTCTACCTACTATCGTGGCCTGCTGTCTCGCCTCGGGACGTTCACGGCGACCATCGCCCAAATCCTCTACGACGCCATCGTCGACACACTCAAGGACATGGGCATAGATGTTGCGCCCATCCTGGAGGGCATCCGCAAGACGTTCGAGGACATCTGGACGAAGGTGCAGGGCTACATCCAGCCGGTGATTGACCTGGTTGCCACCATCACGACCAAGATCGGTGAGTTCAAAGATTTCTTAGCCGGGTTAGACCTGCCCAACCCCTTCGCCGGGCTTGCATCTGCCGGCCAGGCGGTTATGGATGCCATCGGCGGCATCGGCAACGCGGCGAGCGGCGGTGGAGCGGACGGCGACCCGAGCACACCGCAGGCCATCGGCACCTCGTATTTCCGGGGCGGTACGGCGCAGATAAACGAGCGCGGCTACGAGCAGATTGTGCTGCCGGCCGGCGCACGCATTTACACCAATGGCCAGACGAACAATCTGCCCACCAGCGAAGGCAAGACGTTCAACATCAACCTGGGCGGCGTGACCGTGCGCAGCGAGGCCGACGCACGCCGGCTGGGCGACATCCTGCGCGACCAGTTAGTCATGGCGGGGGCCTGATGCTGCTACGAATCACCGACGGCACCACCACACTGACGCTGAGCGGATCGGGCGTTTATCTCGGTGCGACCTATTTTCCTGCCAGCCAGTCCGGCACTGAGCGCATCGGCGAGAGCGTGCCTGTCATCCTGGAGGGCACCGACAGCGCCATTCGGGCGGCGGTCCAGGACATTCAGCAACTACTGCGCGCGGCGGCGAACCGCAACAAGACGCTGACGGCGCGCTACTTCGTCGAGTTTCGGCCGGTGGACAGCGGAGACATCTTCCGGGCTGAACTGTTCGGCGGCGATGCCAACTACTCGCAGGCGCCGGCAGAGCGCAGCCTCTACAACACTACCAGCACGGTGCGAGTGACGGTGACCTGGGAGCGGGCACCCAGGTGGGAGGGACCAGAGGAGGAGCTGTACCTGTCCAGCTCCAGCCAGTCCGAACGCACCGGCGG